ACTGATAAAGTTAAAAAAGTAACTGAAACTATTAAAAAGGCTACTGGTGGAGCGGCTGAATTAGGAGCAAAAGTAAGGGGTAAAGTAGGAGGATTTTTTAGTAAATTAAATCCTTTCGGTGATGATGACGAAGAAGAAACAATACAACCCGCAAGAGCTAATGCCATTGCAAGTGAATCAAATATAAATAACAATAACAATGTAATTGTTAATTTGGCAGTTGATAAAAATGGAAATCCAATATTAGAATCTGCAAGCTCTGACAATGGTTTAAACAATGTTGACGTTAATATGGGTTTAATAACTCCTTAATATTATGGGATGGAGAGAAGAAATAAAAAGTGCAAGCTTTCGCGGTATAAGATTCTATGTTGATACCTCTGAGATAGGTTTTGGCAGACGTAATTCTTTGCATGAATATCCTTATAAAAACATTCCGTTTGTTGAGGATTTAGGCCGCAAAGCAAAAACATTTTCTTTTAATGCTTATTTATTAGGAGATGATTATATTGTTCAGCGAAGTAGATTGATAAATGCTGTTGAAAACAATGGAACAAGCGGAACGCTTATACATCCTACATTTGGCAATATATTAGTTAAACCTACTGAGAATTGCAGTATATCTGATAATGGCAGACAAGGAGGTAAAGGATCAATAAGGCTTGAATTTGTTGAAGCCGGTGAAAATACATTTCCTAATTTTTCATTATTTACTGATTCAGGAATTGCAAATTTATATGATGATATAAAAACAAGTTTAATGGATGCTTTCCCATTAACTTATGCAGTTGCCGGCTTTTCTGGATTTGTTGCCAATTCTTCAATTAATGTTACTCAGCAATATATTGACACTTTTAAAAGTGCCGTAAAGATTGGAATTAAAAATGCAGAAAAAGCAAGTAACTTTATAAGAAATCTTGCATCATTTGAGGATAATTTAAATATTACTGCAACTAATCCAGAAACATATATAAGTTCTGTTTCTGATTTATTTGACGATTATGACGCAATATTTCAAAATGCAAATGATAAATACGAAGCAACCAAGCAATTGATACAGTATGAACCAATTACAGAACCTAGTAAATATACCACCCCGTCAAGAACCCAAGAAACAGAAAACAATAATCAAATTTCTGAAAGTTTTCGTTCGTTTTCTCTGGCGATCATGTCTAAGTCTACCGCGGAAGAAACTTTTAATTCAAAGGCTCAAGTAACTGAAAGAAGAAATGAGATATTAGATTTGTTTAATACAAGAATTGAACAAGCTGGAATATCTGAACAGTCACAAGTAAGAACTGATTTAATTAATCTTAGAGCCTCCACAGTTGGTTATTTAGATAAATCAAGCGAGCTATTACCAGAAATTAAAACTATTGCTTATGGGTCAACTGTTCCAAGTTATTATATAGCTAATGAATTATACGGTGATTCTTTGCGATATGAAGAAATTGTAAACGACAATAAAATAAAGCATCCTTTGTTCGTTCCTATGGGTCAAGACTTAGAAGTCCTTACTTCATGAGTATGCAATTTAATATAAATGGTAAATCATTTGAGGGTGCAAATTCTGGAACTATAAACATAGGAATAGATTCTATTGCTAATTCATTTAATGCAGTTCTTACTAATTTTTGGGCAAGTTCAATAACAGATATTAAAGCGGGTGATAGTGTTGAAATATACGCAAATGATAAAAAGCGTTTTACTGGATGGATTGATAAAGCAAATCCGGCAATTGGTAGTGATGGAAATTTAATAAATATTAGTGGCCGAAGTAAAACAGGCGATTTGATTGACTGCACTCCTGACGCAACTCAATCAGAATTTAAGAATCAAAAATTAGAATCATTAATTAATGCACTAGCAAGTCCTTTTGGAATAACTGTAAGTTCAAATGTTGACACAGGTAATATAATTGAAACTGCAAATTATGAACAAGGTGAAACAATCCTTGATTTCATAAAAGATGAAGCAATAAAAAAAGGTTTGCTTTTATATTCTAACAGTGATGGCAATATTGTAATTGATAGGGCTGGAACGGTATCAAGTGGCTTAAACTTTATTGAAGGTGAAAACATTCTTGATTGTAGTGCAAGCGTTGATTACTCAAACAGATATTCAAAATATATTGTCAAAGGCGATCAGCAAAGCAATTCATTTATAAGCGAGGAAGATTCAACGCAAGCACAAGCAATTGCAATTGATAGTGAAGTAAGGCACAGGCCATTAATTATTATTGTAGATGGTGTTGCTGATAATGACATATGCTCACAGCGTGCAAAATGGGAAGCGACAATTAGACAAGGCAAATCAATTACCTATTCTGTTAAATTGCAAGGATGGTATTTTAATTTAAATCAAACTTGTGTATTGCAATCTGAAAGAATAGGCGCAAAGAGTGAAAATTTATTAATATCAAGAATTATAAATTCGTTTAGTCCTACAGGCAAAATATGTGAAATGGAATTAGTTAATCCAGATACATATGCACAGCCTCCACAACTAAAACTTGACAAACCAAAAAAAGAGAATCCATATTTTAAGGAGTTTGGTTTATGAGTTCATCTATAGTAAATTTATTGACACGGGCAGTATTGCAAAGATTTAAACAAGATCAAGGCAAGCAATATTTACAAGTATCTGGTAAAGCGGGAGAGTTAAGATCAGATGTTGAGCAATTGTGCCAATATGGTTTTAGGTCTAGGCCATTAGTTGGAAGCAGAGGAGTTATGTTGTCTTATAAAGGAAATAAAGACAATTCAACTGTGATATGTGTAGACGATAAGCGATATGGCAAAGACATCTTAGAAGATGGTGATGTAATGCTATATAATGAGGCTACAGCAAGAGTAATATTGAGGGATAATAAAATATTAAGCAGTGCAAGCGAAGAAATAACCGCAACAGTAAACAATAGTTTTGCTAAAATAACAGATGGCACTATTGAAACAAATGTAAACGGAACTAAGACAGTAACTACTGACGGTGAAATTAAGCATACAGTAGGAACAACAGCAATTACTATAAGCGGGTCAAGTATTGTATTTGCAGTTGGTGGCAAAACTTATACATTTGACGGAACAAGTTTAAATACTGATGCAGATATAACTAGCAATGGTATAACATTAGATTCTCACGTTCATCATCATAGTGGTGGAGGTGGATATACAGCAGAGCCAACAGAATTATGAGCATTGAAAAAACAGACGCAATACTCGCATGGAATGAAGCAAATCAAACTTTTGATATATCAATCGGTTCAAATGGCGATCTATCAACTGACAAAGATTTATATACCTCTTTAATTATTTCTATTTTAGCGGATAGAAGAAGTTTAAATGATGATTCAATTCCTAATTCGCGCGGGTGGGTAGGTGATTCAATAAAAGAAGATGACGAGTCTATAATAGGGTCAAGAATATGGCTACTAGGTAGACGCAAGCAAACATTGGAAACATTGCAAGAATTGGAAATCTATGCTCGCGAAGCTTTAGACTGGTATGTTGCAAAAGGAATTGCTCAAGATTACAATTTGCAAGTTTATCATGAAGACAAAATTAGAGGTATTACAGCATTAGAAGTTGAATTAATTCGGCCTTTGGGCAATATTAATAAAACATTTAACTTTACATGGGAACAATTTGAATAATGAGCTTTAATATTCCAACTCCGCAAGAATTACGAGATCAAAACTATAATGAGTTAGAATCTGAAATTAAGGGATCTAATCCAAGACTACAAAATAGTTTTTTAAATGGCATTGCTAAAATGACTGCACTAGCGGTTCATGGATGCTACATATATCTAAAATATTTATTTAAGCAGATTTATGTTACCACAGCAGATTCATCATTTTTAGATTTGCATGGGTCACCTATTGGTATTGATCGATTAGAATCAACTGCGTCAACTGGAAATGTAACCGCAACCGGTAATGATTCTGTAAGCATACCTCAAGGAACATTATTACAGCGTTCAGACGGAATACAATATAGAGTAACAACTGGAGGAATAACATCTAGCGGAACTGTAACTATTCCTGTTGAATCCGTTGATTTTGGATTAACTACAAATTCCCTTGCAAGTGATTCGCTAACTTTTGTTTCACCTATAGCCGGTTTAGATTCAAGCGTAACAGTTGCAAGCGGTGGCTTAATTGGTGGTAGCAATGTTGAAAGCGATGAAGATTACAAAGCGAGAATATTAGTCAGAAAGCGTCAACCTCCACAGGGCGGGGCTGAATATGATTTCACAACATGGGCAAAAGAAGTTGCAAGCGTTACAAGAGCATGGGCTACAGGACTAGAAGATGGTTTGGGAAGTGTAAGAGTTCGTTTTATGATGGATGATAAATATTCTGACGGAATACCATTAAGCGCAGATGTTACAGCAGTTCAAACATACATTGACGCAACAACAAGGAAGCCGGTTACTGCTAATGTATTAGTTTCGGCTCCTGTGGCTGAACCTGTAGCAATTAATATTACCTTAACTCCTAATACTCCAACAGTGCAAGCCGCAGTAACAGCAGAGTTAAACGATTTGTTTTTTAGAGATGCAAGTCCAAGCGGAACAATTTTAATTTCTAAAATAAGAGAAGCGGTATCAATAGCAAGCGGAGAAACTGACAATACAGTAACGGCTCCTGTTGCAAATGTTACAGCAAGTTCTAATAATAATATTTTAACAGTTGGAACAATAACTTATAGCTAATGGCAAGAACACAAGAACAGTTTAGGCAGGCACTAGCTAACAATTTGCCACAAGGCGAAGCGTTTAAAGCTAAAAATATAGTTGAAACTGTAATGTATAAATTGTTGTTTGCTTTAGCTTATGCCTATTGGCAATTAGATGAAAGATCAAACGATTTAATAAATGAAATGTATCCACAATCAGTCCTTGAATCTTTGGACGAATGGGAGCATGAATACGGTTTGCCTTCACATTGTTATGCAAGTTTGCAATTAACAACAGCAGAACGAAAAAAGATTCTACTAACTAAGTTTGCGTCAATTGGTGGACAAAATGCTGATTACTATATTAAGATTGCAAATGATTTAGGATTTACGATTACAATTACTGAATTTGACGGTGCAAGATTTACACTCAATCAATATTCTAGTCAATATGCTTATACTACTCATCCTTATGTATGGTATGTTAATGTTGCAGGCATAGAAACAATTTACGCGCGGTATTCAACCGATATTTATACAACTACTAATTACAGTAAATTAGGAATTGACACAAGCATACTTGAATGTGTAATAAATGAGTTGAAACCAGCGCATACTCAGGTAATATTTAACTATTAAAGATTATGGAACATTATAACACATTTTTAAGTGGTGGGCGTTCAACTCCTTTGACTGCTCAAGCTCAAGTCAACACTAATAAATACCCTGATACAAACAGTTTTATTAGTCCCTATTTTATCAATTCATTAATACAGGAGATTGAGGCGGTTTTAGTTGCGGGTGGATTGACATTTGATAATACCTCAACTACTCAATTAAGAGATGCAATTCAAACTATCGGTGGGGGTAGTGCAACAGCAAGCATTAAAACAACAGGATTTACCGCCTCTTTTGGTGGTGTTTATTTGTGTAAGGTTGGCGGTGGTGGATTTACTGCAACATTACCCGCTACTCCCACAAGTGGTGATGACGGTAAAACAATAACATTAATTAAATCTGATAGCGGTTTAAATGGTAATACTCTCACAGTTGGTCGCAATGGTTCAAATATAATGGCAAGTGCTACAGATTTATTGATAGAACAATCAGACGGAGAAAATATTAAAATTGTTCTTATATGGGATGATACAGCATCAGAATGGGTAACAGCAGTTTAAGGAAAATATTATGAGTAATTTATCAGATTTTTTAGTAGGTAAAGGCTACGGTCTTAAAGAGGTTTTAACTGCTTCTGGAACATGGAACTGGACAACCGCAGGAAAGCCAAAAAAGGTATTCGTTCGAATGATTGCTGGTGGTGGTGGCAATGCACAAAATGCTACTGGTTCAAATGGCACAGATGGGGGGGACTCAGTTTGGGACACAGGTGCAGTAGTAGCTACTACTACTTGCGTAGGTGGTGGAGGTGCAACCACGTCAACAGGTGGCACAATCACTGGTAATGCTGTCCAAGGAGGGGTGTTAAATGAAGGTAATTCAGGTAGTTCAACTGTTAGAAATAGTTTTATTAACATTTTTGGAACTTCTGATAATATAAAAATCCAACAAGAAGGCTGGTGTGGTGGAATGGGAGAGCTTAAAATGTTTGATTATGATCCTGTGGGTAACGTTGTATATACTATTGGATCTGGTGGTTCAGAGGGTAATCCTGATACTGGTGACGGAATCCAAGGAGCAATCGAGCTTTATTACTAGGATTAAATTATGAAATTAGCAGAAATAAAAAACGGTAAAGTATTAAATACAATCATAGCCAATAGATTAATTGATGGATATGTCGAATGTCCTAAATCGGTTGGTATCGGTTTTGATTATGACGGTGAAAATTTCACTGATAATAGACTAGTTGAACCCGCACTAAAGAAAACTATTTACTCAAAATTTAGCTTTAAAAAATTATTTACTTTTGAGGAATGGGCAACGATTAAAGCGAGTGACGATGCTATCGTTTTAAGTTTTATTGAAGATTTTATAATCGCTGATTACATAGACTTAGATCATGAGGATTTAGTATTTGCGCTTAATCATTTAGTAAGCATTAAACTAATGTCTCAATCACGCATTGACGATATACTAGGATAATGAGTTGCACAGGGTCATACGATTGGAATTTTACGCAGGGTGAGGATGCTATTTTGCAGATCACTTACAAAGACAGCGCAGGCAGTCCCGTTAATAATACTGGATATACTGCGCGTTGTCAGGGTCGTGAATCGTATAAAGCCTCAACAACATTATTTGATGCAACTACTGCAAACGGTCAAATAGTTTTAGGTGGTGCAGATGGTGCTATAACAATAACTATTCCAAGTACAGTAACCGCGTTAATATCTGCGCCTTTATCTGGTGTTTGGGATATTGAATTAGTTACAGGATCGGGAATTGTTAAAAATTTACTTGGTGGATCTTTAAAAATTCATCCTGAAGTAACAAAATAATGTATATAGATGTTACAGAGGAAAGAAACATTATTGAGGTTGTCAATTTGTCAAATCCTACAATTGACGTATCTAATAATATAAGTCAAATACAGATAGAAAATAATAATAATTCTGTAAATGTAAATCAAAACAACAGTTCTATACAAG